TCCAGATGGTTAAGGAATAACTGAATTGGTTATCCTATTTTTCATTTCTATTGTTAATACTACAACAATAGTATAAATTTGTAAATTATGGCTATAATTCCCAAACAGATAGGCTGGTCTCAAGAGAGCAATCTCTTGTGGGAGCTGTTGAAGAAAGTAGACAGGCTCAATGGGATTGTGTCTGCTGGAAACAATAATACAGCAATTACATTTGCTCCTTCTACAGCACAAGATGCTTTTGGGAGGTTGAGGACATCTTCTCCTCTTACACTATTTGATTCTAGTCATAGATTTGATGATAATGATTTGTGGGCTACAGCTACAGTCACTGGTGGTACAGCTGTATTTAATGCTGATCAAGGGCTTGTAGACTTAAATGTTACAGCAGCTTCTGGATCTTCTGTTACAAGAGAAACGGTTAAAGTGTTTGCTTATCAACCAGGTAAGTCACTTCTTGTTATGAACACATTTGTAATGTCTGCTGCTAAAGCAGGACTTACACAACGTGTTGGATATTATGGAGTGGATAATGGATATTATTTAGAACAAGCAGGAAGTGTTATCAGTTTTGTTGAAAGGTCTTCTGTAACAGGGAGTGTTATAAACACACCTGTAGCTCAGTCTAGTTGGAATGGTGATAAGCTTGATGGAACAGGTGCTTCAGGAATCACTCTTGATTTGACAAAAGCTCAAATTCTTTGGATGGATCTTGAGTGGTTGGGTGTTGGATCTGTAAGAATGGGATTTGTTATTGATGGACAGTTTATTCTTTGTCACACCTTTCAACATGCTAATATTATAGCTTCTACATACATTACAACAGCCTCTTTACCACTGCGTTATGAGATATTTAATACGGCTGGTACAACTGGGAACAGCACATTAAAACAAATCTGTTCTACAGTGATATCTGAGGGTGGATATGAACTTAGAGGTGCACAGCTTTCTGCTGGTACATCTATCACTGCACCAAGAACCTTTGCTGTAGCAGGAACATACTACCCTATTGTATCAATAAGACTTAAATCTACAAGACTGGATGCTATTGTTATTGCAACAGCTGTATCTATCTTAGGACTAGGTAATGGTAAGAACTACCAATGGAGAGTGGTGAATGGTGGTGTTACAACCACTGGTGGATCATGGTTAACTGCAGCAGCTGATTCTTCTGTAGAATACAATATTACAGCTACTGCTGCTACAGGAGGAAGAGTGTTGGCTAGTGGGTTTGTAAACTCCTCTAACCAAGGATCTCCTTCAATTAATATTCTTAAAGAAGCATTGTTTGCTAATCAGCTTGAAAGAAATCCTTTTACAGGTACACCTTATGAGATTGTAATAGAAATGGCTGTTGGAACCACATCTGGTGGTGAAGGAGCTTATGCTTCTATAGATTGGGAAGAAATAAGTAGATGATAAAATAATAAAAACAAATAACAATGGGAGTTCCTAATGCACAAATTGGGTGGAGTGTAGAAGCTAAGCTTTTACAGCAAATATCTAAACAGCTTGATAGGCTGATTAAGGTGACAGCTGCTGCAAATAGCACAACAACATCCACAACAACAGTTGCTCCTTAATAAGAGCTTATAAACCAACTACATATGAAAGATTTGAGATTTATTTGTGTGCAGCCTTGTGACACATACTACACATGGCAAGTGCATGCATGGATTGAGAGTTTGAAGAATCTGGGATATTCAGAAAAAGCTACAGTGATTATTTTCACTCCTGGATTTCGTCAGAGAAACACTAAATGGGATGAAATTGTAGCTCTTTATCCAGAAGTGGAATTTGTGTTCTACAGGGATGATAAAAATGATGTAACTAATAAACTTGGTGTTTACATTCCTATATTACGTCCTTGGTGCCTCACTAAATACTTTGCAGATCGTCCAGAGATGAAATACAAAGCTATCTTTTATTGCGATAGTGATGTGTTATTCACGAAAAACCTAGACATTGAAAAGTTCATAAATGATGACATTTGTTACCTGTCTGATACAAACAGCTATATAAATGCTTCATATTTCGACAGTAAGATGAGAGATGTTCTTCCTGAGAAGCTAGAGGAATACAAGAAAATAGATGTTTTGAATGAGGTGGCTTCTATTGTAGGAATAAACAGAGAAATCTGTGAAAAGAACAATCTACATTCTGGAGGAGCACAATATCTCCTAAAGAACATAGATGCAGCATTTTGGGCAAAGGTGTACAACGATTGTCTTCTCATCAGGAGATACTTATTGACAGTCAATAAGACATATTTTGCTAATGAGAACAAGGGATTTCAAGGATGGTGCTCAGACATGTGGGCAGTGCTCTGGAACCTTTGGAACAAAGAACATGAAACTAGGGTTATTAAGGAACTAGATTTTGCATGGGCTACAGACCCATTATCAAAACTTGCAAAAGTTGCAATTTTTCATAATGCAGGAATTGTAAGTGATACAGCAAATGGTTATCCAGCCTTTTATAAAGGTAAATACCACACAGGTAAAGATCCTTTTAAAGATCCACATTTACAAACAGTGTTAGAAAATGAAGAAAGCAAAAAATATTGTACACATTTCTATCTAACCCACCTATTAAAACTTAAAGAGAAGTATAATTTAGAATATTAAACCCTTAAAATTTAAATAAAATGGCAACAAACAAACGTGATCTCAAAGCTTATGTAAATTAAAATAGTTTGTAATGAAAGAATATAATGGTATAGTTAATGTTAGTGAACCTGAAAACGATTATTCTCTTTATATAATGTACTCTTTTGACAAAAGTGATAATTGTATATATGTTGGAGTTTCTAAAAATCCAAAACAAAGAATAGTTAAGCATAATACTGAAAGAAAAAGAAAAGTTTCTTCACATAAACCATTATATATTTGGTTAAACGATACAATTGATAATTTGGGCAAAAAGGTTGCTTTTGAAATAATAGAAGAAAGATTATCTGAAAAAGAAGCATTTGAGAAAGAAATACAATATGTTCAGAAATACAAAGATGAAGGATATAATATTTTAAATATTTCAGAAGGAGGAAGAGGTTATAAAGGACATACTCCTTGGAACAAGGGTAAAAAAGGAACATATTCGGAAGAACATATAGAAAAATTATCTATTTCTCATAAAGGACAACCTGGAGGAATGAAAGATAAAAGACATTCTAAAGAAACAAGAGAACTTCTTTCCTTAAGAAATAAAGAAAGAAAAGAAAGAGGTTGGATTAACCCAAGAGGTAAAAGAGTATATAAGTATACTAGTGACAATAAACTTTTAGCAGAGTATAATTCTCTACATCATGCTGCTGAATGTGAAAATGTTTCTCCTAGCTCTGTAGGAGAGTGGTGCAGAAAAGAAAAACAACCAATGAACAAGTTTGTTTATTCTTACATTAAACTAAATTAGTAACTATTAAAAACAAATAAAATGAGTAATAAAAGAGATTTACGAGCATTTGTTCGTTATGATGGAAATCAAAGAGTAATCCCAGGAAGCTTAGTGCTTAGACGTTCTAAACCCAAGGTTGGGAATTGGAAAGAAATACAGACATATGAATGCTGTGATACAGTAGGATGTAATGTTCCTCCTGTTCCTCTTTCAGCTATTGCAACAGGATTTCCAGTTGATTCAGGAGCAGGATGTAACCCTTATGTTAGATTCCAATGTGATAGTTTAACAATTTGGGAAATAAGTAATTTAAGTATACCTTCTAATGCTTCTCTTGAAGAATTTTTTAATATTGTAATTGAACTTTATTCTTGGGTGGGAACTTGGACTCTTGATGGTACAACTGTAACATTAGAAATGAATGGTAGTATAGCAAGTGCTCTTTGTCCAACAGGTGAATTAACAATGGTTGTTGGTGTACAATGTCCAGTTTAATCTCTTAAAACAATAAACAAATGTCAAATAAAAGACCTTTAAAGAGTTATATAAGATATGATGGCTCAGGAAGAGCTGTCTCTAGCTCCCTTATATGGAGAAAGAACAAACCTAAGGTTGGGAATTGGAAGGAAGTGCAGGGATATGAGTGTTGTAATCCTGAACCAGGTCCTACATTTACACCAATAGAATTATGTTATGGACCTGATCCGTGTGTTGGGAATTGTACAGTGGGAACATATTACATCTATCAAACTGTAATATTTGGTATTCCTGTTGTGTATTTATTAAATAGTGAAGATCCATTGGATCCAGCTCCAACAGGAAATTATAGAATAGAATCAAATGGAAAATTGATGAAAGTGTATAATGGTGGAATTTGGGCAGTTACAGATTGTGTTTAATCTCTTAAAACTAAATATAAAATGGCAATTAAATCTTTATTCCCTCAAGAAATGCTAAATAGCTCTTCTGGAGAAATGACATTAGAAAGCATAGCTGGAAAGCTAACGCACATACAAGAACAGCTCCATTTAATTCATTGGCAAACAAGTAGTGACGCGGAACATAGGGCAGTGGGCTCATTGTACGATTATGTACATGATTTCAAAGATGGTGTTATAGAAAAGCTTATGGGCTATACAGGAAGAAAACCTAAAGCCTTTAAAATTGAACCTCTTATAGAAGGATGTACAGCACAGACATGTGTGTCAGATCTTTTGAGCTTTTCTTCTTCTTTAAAATCA